GCTACTGCTGACCTTCTTCCTACTGCTCTTGTTCGTTTGAGCAAGATGATGAGGACTAGGAAACTCAAATCGGTTATTTGTAATACGGTACACGACTCTATTGTGCTTGATGTACACCCCGATGAAAAAGATGCTTGTATCAAGCTGTTAGAGTACGCAATGTTATCCCTACCTACAGAGAGTGTAAACCGATATGGAGTTGAGTATGATATGCCCGTTGAAATTGAATTAAAGATAGGTAAGAATTGGCTTGACACTGAGGTGGTAAACCTGTAGTATCATTCTACAACCCTGATTATAGGAGCATGAAAAATCATGGAAACAGGAACAGACGTAATGGAACTAGACAACATGGATGCAATCGTTGCAGCATTTAACAGTGACGATACTGAAGCCCTTATGCAAGCAAGTGGGCAGGGCGGTAACTCAAACCGTCAGGTAGGCTTGCCTCGAATTAATATAAATTATGATGCGGAGACAGAGGATGGTAAATCTCTAACTCGTGGCTCGTGGAAGATGTATCTTGATGGCAGGTTTTTGTATGCCGACAAGGTATCAATACGCCCAATCTTACGTACTTTTGAATACAGCCTATGGGATCAGGACACGGGTACTTTCTCTTCAAAGACAGTACAGAAGACAAGCCTGTCGGGTATGTTCCCAGCAAGTGATGGTGTAAACAAGGCGGGACGATTGACTCGTGATGAAGAAGACAAACTGTCAAAGGATGACCCAGACTATTTAAGGTCACGGGCGGTTGTATGTAATCAGGTAATCTATGCTAAGATCAGCGGAACATTTAAGGATGCTGATGGTGTAGTTACAGAGATTACTGATCAGCCTATTGTCTCATATTTCAAACGTTCTGGCTATAAGCCTATTGGTGACTTTATTGATAGCTTGGCAAAGCAAAAGAAACTGATGCAGAAGTGTTCTGTTTCGCTGACTACTCACAAGCACAAGAATGGTAGTGTAACTTATTGGACTCCTGTTCCTGCATTAGAGGGTGAAGTTGACATCACAGATGAAGACAAGAAGCTAATGACAATGTTCGCTGAAACTGTAAAGGGTCACAACGAAAACATTATGAATCAGAACCGTGAGGCTATGAAGCTGATCGCTGATGATGATGACGTTGACCTAGCAGCGGATTTTGACAATGCTAACGCTGCTTAAAATACAAGACCACATGAGTAACGCTTTGCGGGGGGAAACTACTGTCTCCCCGCAAGCAGTTAAAGACTTTGCTGAAGAGTGTACTGAAGCAGCAGAGCGACAACTTGTTCGTCAACGGGGTGATTTCCGTATTCGCATGTCAGGTCTTGGTCGTCCTCTTTGCCAGCAGGTGTTGGAGAAGAAGGGCATCAAGGAAGACATGGAGTACAACACCCTGTTCCGATTTATGTTTGGTGACCTGACAGAATCAATCCTTATGCTTATAATGAAAGAAGCTGGGGTAGACATTGTTGACTACCAACGAGCCGTTCAGTTGCAAGTGGGAGACACACTGGTTAACGGTACTCTTGACGTTATCATCCGTGATGAGTTGGGGGTAGAGAAGGTGTGGGATGTTAAGTCAGCAAGTGACTGGGCATTTAACTACAAGTTTACCGGTATGAACGGCGGCTACGACAAACTAAAAGAGGACGACCCCTTTGGCTATGTCATGCAGGGG